GTTGACGGTGATCTGGACGGCGCATCGGGTGAAGACGGCCAAGGAGCAGTTCAACGCGATGGCCGGTCTGGCGGCCCAGGATTCGGTGCGTCCGCATGTGGCGCAGGTGGTTCGGGGCCGCGGCGATGAGGCGTTGTTGTTCACCAACGGTTCCCGGATTTTGTTCGGCGCCCGAGAGGCTGGGTTTGGTCGCGGTTTCGCCAACGTCGGTGTCCTGGTGTTTGACGAAGCGCAGATTTTGACGGAGTCGGCGATGGAGGACATGATCGCCTCTCAAAACGTGGCGAAAAATCCGTTGACGATTCTGACCGGGACGCCGCCAAGGCCGCGGGATCCGGGGGAAGTGTTCGCCACTGCTCGGGCTGAGGCGTTGTCGGGGGAATCCGACGAAGTGTTGTATGTGGAGTTGTCGGCGGACCCGGACGCGGATTTGGTGGATCGCGGTCAGTGGCGGCGTGCGAATCCGTCTTTCCCGCATCGCACTTCGGAGCGGGCGATGCTGCGGATGAAGAAGAACTTGTCGGAGGATTCGTTTCGCCGTGAGGCGTTGGGGATTTGGGATGAGGTGTCGGTCCACAAACCGTTGGTGACGGCGCAGAAGTGGCGCGACATGGTAGATATTGGCCCCGCTGATGGTGTGGCACCGGATGCGTTGGGTTTGGATATGTCGCATGGCCGCGATATCGCGGTGGCGGCCTGCTGGATTGAGGACGAGTCGGCGCACCTTGAGCAGGTGTGGCTGGGATCGGATTCCGGTGCGGTGCTGGATTGGCTGCTTGAGCGTGGTGGCCGGCGTGTGCCGATCGTTGTGGATGCGGCTTCCCCGGCGGCGTCGTTGGTGCCCGAGTTGAAGGCCCGCCGCGTTCCGGTGGTGGTGACGACCGCGGCGAACATGGCGCAGGCGTGCGGCCTGTTGGAGAACCGTATCGCCGCGGACACGTTGACTCACGGCGGGCAGCCGAAATTGACGGAGGCGATCCTGGGGGCCAGGCGGCGCCCGATCCGGGATGCCGGGGGGTGGGCGTTGGATCGTTCGGATCCGACGAGCGCGATTTATCCGATCGTGGCTGCGACGTTGGCGTTGTTCGGCGCCACCAGCCATCGACGGTCAAGAACTCACACAGGAAGGGTTGTGGTGTTGTCGTGACGATAGCTGCGCTTGTCGCCACCACAGGCCCGATCAATGGCCTGACCGACGAAGAAAAGTATGCGTTCAACGAGTGCTGGAAGGTGTGGACGCAGAAGTTGCGCCGCAACATGTTGCGGAACCAGTACTACGACCAGCACAACGTGCTCAAGGATTTAGAGATCGCGATTCCGCCGCATCTGACTGATCTGGAGTTGGTGTTGGGGTGGCCGGCGAAGGCGGTGGACACGTTAGCGCGGCGCTGCAGACTGGATGGGTTTGTCGTTCCGGGTGTTGAGGATGATCCGTTCGGTATCCGGGATATGTGGCGCAGCAATGAGATGGACATCGAGTTGCCGCAGACGTTGACGTCGGCGTTGGTGCATTCGTGCGCGTTTTTGACGGTGACTAAGGGCGACCCTGGTATGGGTGAGCCTGAGGTGTTGATTTCCACCCAGTCGGCGTTGTTCGCGGCGGGGGTGTGGGATTCGCGGCGCCGCCGGCTGAAGTATGCGATGACGATCACCGACATGGATGAGATCGGCCGGGTGTCGGGTTGGGCGTTGTTTATGCCTGGGGTGACGGTGACGGCGTATTTCGACGGCCGGTGGCGGTTGTCGCGGTTTGAGCACACCTTGGATCGGCTTCCGGTGGAGGTGTTGCCGTATAAGCCGGCTTTGGATAAGCCTTTCGGGTGTTCGCGGATTTCGCGGGCGGTGATGGGTTTGGCGGACTCTGCGCTGCGAACGTTGTTCCGCATGGAGGTCCACGCCGAGTTCTTCTCAAGCCCGCAGCGGTATGCGATGGGTGCCGATGAGTCGATGTTTGTCGATGAGGACGGCAACCCGTTGAATCAGTGGCAGGCCATTCTGGGTCGGGTGTGGGCTGCAGGGCGTGACCCGGATACCGGGGATATGCCGCAGTTGGGGCAGTTCGCCCAGTCAAGTCCGCAGCCTCACACCGATCAGTTGCGGTCGTTGGGTGCCCAATTTTGCGCTGAAACATCAATTCCGATGCACACGTTGGGTATAGCGCCGGAGTCGAATCCGTCGTCTGCTGAGGCATTGGAGATCGTGGAACGCGACCTCGTTGATGATGCTGAGGCGGCGATGGATGTGTTCGGGTCGCGTATCTGCCGGGCGATGAAAACGGCGGTGCAGATTCGGGATAATTTGGATTCGCCGCCTGAGGAATTAGCGGGCCTTGACGCGAAGTGGCGTGATCCTCGTCAGCCGCTGCGTTCCTCTGCGGGGGATTTCATCATCAAGTTGATGCAGGCGATGCCGTGGCTTGCGGAGTCGCGGGTTCCGTTGGAGCAGTTGGGCTGGGATGAGACGACGGTGGAGCGGGCCTGGGCGGACAAACGCAAAGCCAACGTGACCAGCCTGCTGCAGCGTCTACCTTCAGCCGGCCAGACCGATCAGGTCAGCGGTGGCGGTTTCGGCTCCTGAACGGCAATACCTGCTCAATCAGGTGAATCGGCTGGCCGCTAACGATTTGAATCGGCTGTGGTCACAGGCGGAACAACTCGCCGACGTCGATTTCTTCGCCTATATTCTGCAGGCGTTTCCCGATTTGGTCGATCCGTATCATCAGGCCGCCGGCCAGTTGGCGGCGAACTGGTTTGAAGAGTCGTTGCCGTCGTCGGGTTACATCGCGAAAGTTGTTGATCCGCTTCCGGTAGGCAAGGTGACTGCTTCAGCGCAGTGGGCTTTGGGCGGCGATGGCGTCAAAGCGTTGAATCGGCTCGGTGGCACGTTGCAGCGGGCCGTGTTTGACGGTGCCCGGGAAACAACGTGGCTGAACATTGAGGCCACCAACACCGCCTGGGCGCGGTATGCGTCGGCGAATGCGTGTGCGTTTTGCCGTCTGCTGGCGACCCGGGGCGCGGATTATCGCAGCGAGAAGACCGCCGCGACAAAGGTTCACGACCATTGCAGTTGCATCCCTGTCGAAGACCGGGATGGCAGCTATCAGCCGCCGGACTATTTGGAGCGGTGGCAGTCGGAGTATCGGACTGCCCGCACCGAGTCCAGATCCGGCGACCCGAAACAGATCTTGGCTGCCTGGAGGCAGCAAGGCGTGTCCTAACCGAAACGGTTGGGGCGCAACCCGCAACGGGAAAGTAAGGAAACACCATGTCTGATGAGGACACGACGGCAGCGGAAACCGCAACGGAGACCGCCGAGGAACCTGAAGCCACCCCGAAACCCACCGAAACGGTGGAATTTTGGAAGCAGAAGGCACGCGAACAGGAAAAGAAGGCCAAGGAGAACGCCGCAGCCCGTCTGGAGCTCGACGAACTCCGCAAGTCTCAACTGTCCGCGGAGGAGAAACTGGCCGCGGAGTTGGGTGAGGTCGCGAAACGCGCCGCCCATGCCGAAGCTGAGGCCCTGCGGTGGCGCATCGCCGCCAAGCACGGCATCTCCGATGAGGACGCTGAGTTGTTCCTCACCGGTTCCGACGAGGACACCCTTGTCCGCCAAGCTGAAAGGTTCAAAGAGCTGGCGGTCAAACCTTCCAAAGGAACCCACGTCCCTGGCGTTGGGAATCAACCCAATCCGCCATCCACCGCCGACCAGATCGCAGCCGCGGAAGCCGCCGGGAACTACCAACTGGCCATCCAGTTGAAAACCCAACGGCTGGCCGAACTGGCCGGCAAAGCCTAACAACGAAAGTAGGTAAATCATCATGGCCGGTATCACCGGTTTGGGCACCACCTTCAATCTGCCCAACTATGTGGGGGAGCTGTTCAACGTCTCCCCCGAGGACACCCCGTTCCTGTCCGCGATCGGCGGTCTGACCGGCGGTGTGGCTGTCAACTCGACGGTGTTCACCTGGAGCCAGTACGACCTGCGCGACGCCGCGGTCGATCGGCAGCGCCTCGAAGGTGCCGACGCCCCGACCGCTGAGGCGCGGGTGCGTTCGGCGGCCTCCAACGTGGTGGAAATCCACCAGGAGCAGGTCGCGGTGTCCTACACCAAGCAGGCGGCGACGAACCAGTTCGCCGGGTCTGCTCCGTTCGTCGGCGGCCCCAACGCGGTGACCGACGAGCTGGCGTGGCAGCTTCAGCAGGAGTTCAAGCAGATCGCCCGCGACGTCGAGAAGTCGTTCATTTCCGGCACCTACCAGTTGCCGGCGAACAACAGCTCGGCCCGCAAAACCCGCGGCCTGCTCGATGCGATCGACACGAACGTCGTCGACCTGGCCGGTGATGTGCTGACCGCCGCCGACGTTCTCGATCTCATGCAGGAAGTGTGGGAGAACGGCGGCATTCAGGAGTCCGAAACCCGCACCCTGATGGTCAACGCCACCCTGAAGCGGAAGCTGACGTCGCTGTTCATCACCAGCAGCAGCTACGGCTCCTACCAGGAGACCTCACGCAACGTCGGTGGTGTGAACCTGCAGACCATCGAAACCGACTTCGGCCGCACCAACATTCTGTTGTCGCGCTACGTTCCGTCGGACACGATCATCGTGGCGTCGGTGGAGGATTGCGCGCCGGCGTTCCTGGAGATCCCGGGCAAGGGCCATTTCTTCGCCGAGCCGCTCGCCAAGACCGGCGCCTCGGAGAAGGTGCAGATCTACGGTGAGATCGGCCTGCGGTACGGCAACGAGCGTAAGCACGGCGTGATCGTCAACGCCGCGACGGGCGCCGGCAGCTAAATGGCGCTGGCCTCTGAGGAAGACGTCGAAAACGCTTTAGGGCGTCCTTTGACGGTTTCTGAAGATGTGTCTTCTCTGCTGGAAGAGGCATCGGATTTGGTGTGCGGCTATTTGGGCTACACACCGGATCCGGTGCCGAATCCGGTTGCGCGGGTGACCGCGACGATGGTGGCGGCGGTGCTGACCAAACCTGCCACCACTGGCGCCGATTACGGATCCAACGGCTACAACGTGGTCCGTGAATCGTTGACGGTGAAGGTGGGCACGGAGTCGGCGACGACGACCGGGCCGTGGTTGACGGCGTCGTTGAAGATGCGGTTGCGTCCATTCCGGTCGTCGGCAACCCGCAGCGTGTTCTCCATCAATCTTGTTGCTGGGGTTGAGGAGGGATCGTGATTCGGGTGCACACCCAGAAGTCGGTGCATGACTTCCCACAAGGAACCCGGTTTTCCACTGAAGAGGAGTACAACAACCTCTGCGTGTGGGCCGCCTCCGAACTTCTGGGTGTGTTCTCCGACGGGTCATGGATGCTGGCTGAGTTTGTTGGTGAACCAGATGACTGATGTCAGGCTGAAATTCCACAAAAACGCGCTGTATGACCTTCGTCGGGCACCGGGGACGGTGGCCCTGTTGGAGTCGATCGGGGATAAAATTCTGGACGGCTGCAACGAGTCGCTGCCCGAGAACGTCGGCTACCGCATGTCGTCGTCGCAGGGCCGCAGGAATCCTTCCGGCCGTTGGGCGGTGCGGGTTTTCACCGCATCCGACCACGCGAAACGGTCCAACGCGGTGCACAACACTTTGGTCCGCATGTTCAGCAGCCGCGGCCGCTGATGTTGATCTGGCCTACCGCCAGACCGGCATTGCTGGCGGCGATCACGGTGCTAGACGACGCGTTCGGAAGCTATGCGTTTGTGTCGGCGAAACTTCCCGCCCATCAACGCCCCGATCGGTTTGTGCGGGTGTCTCGGGTGGGTGGCCGGCAGGAACACCTCGCCACCGACGTCGCCCGGATTCTTGTGGAGTGTTTCGCTAAAGATGTCGCCCAGGTGGAAGCCATGTGCAACACCGCCCGGGCGGCGTTGCGGAATTCGGGAGGCACCACAGTGATCACGACTTCCGGTGCGGTGTCGGTGCGGTGCTGGGACAACGAAGACGGTCCGGTGGACTATCCGCACCCAGATCTTATCGACTTTGAACGCTGGCAGCTTCACGGCGATTTAAGCGTCAAATCCAACTGAATACATAACTTCATAACAACTTATTCAGGCCGTCCCAGTCTGAGCCTGAAAGGGGCTTACTGTCATGGCCGATTCTGGAAACGTCTGGGCTGCCACCGTTGCCGCTGATGCGGTAGCGATCTCGGTCGCACCATTGGGAACCACTCTTCCGACCTCCGCCACCGCAACGCTGGACAACGCATTCGTCGACCTCGGCTGGGTCGGTGAGGACGGTGTCACCAACTCCATCAAGCGGGACACCACCAAGCATTACGCCTGGGGTGGCCGCGTGGTCAAAACCACTCAGGACCGCTACACCGAAACCATCAAGTTCATGCTGCTGGAATCCAACGCCGACGTCCTGGCGGTGGCCTACGGCACCGACAACGTCACCGAGTCCGGCGACAGCATCACCGTCGAGCACTCCTCGCTCATGCTGGAGCGGCAGGTGTTCGTCATCGACTTCATCGACGGTGACCGTCAGGGCCGCATCGTCTGCCGCGAGGGTCTGGTGACCGAACTGGCCGACGTGAAGTACTCCCACAAAGAGCTGCTCGGCTACGACCTGACCGTCGACCTGTACGAAACCGACAACGGCCAGAACGCGGTCGTCGCCTACTTCGACTACACACCCGGCAGCTAGTCCCAGACCCTTCCCGCGGGGTGGTGTCTGGGACGGCCTACCACCCCGCGGGAAGCTCCGCGGCAGTACTTGACAGAAAGAAGCTGCGTTGCCTCCGACCGTCCCAGTCACAGCCGTCATCATGGCTGCCGGTGAGGGTTCCCGATG